CTGACTTTGGTAACAATAATCCAATCGTTATCTCAGAAGCCCGTCGCTACATGAACGACTATCGATTGATCACCGAATCCCGCACCAGCACAATGTATGGTAAGTCAACTGGTGAATTAGACCCCGGTACAGTTCTCCATGACCATTGGGCAGCCAAGAAGGTTCTTGAAGAAGGACTGGTCACATACAAGGACAAGAAGGTCGTTGTGATGACCCATCATGCCCCATCTCTTCGCAGCACGCACCCAAGATACGGTGGAACCAACAATCCAATCAACTGGGCATACTGCTCAGAACTGGATTACTTTGTCGAGCAGCATCCACAAATCAAGTACTGGGTTCATGGTCACACTCATGACTCTCATGCCTACAAGATCGCTGAGACGCAGGTGTATTGCAACCCACGTGGATACAGTTACCACCTCAATGGTCATGATGAGAATCCACGTTTCGATGACAAGTTAAATTTCGAGGTTTAAGATGTGCACCTACTCAATGATCGCTAAGGATTGGATGAATCCACACAGCCCAAATCACATTCCACTTCCAAATTCACCTTGGTATCCAACACCACCCACATTTCCACCATTCGCTCCGCTTCCCGTGTATCCTTCTATTCCTGCCCCGGTGGTCACTCCAGACTTAGCCAAGCAAATGCTTGATATCCTGAAGAAGGTAGATGAACTGGACAAGAAGTTAGGTCGTCTCGACTGTCTGTTAGATGCAGATGCTAAGAAGGCTTACGTGAAGGCTTTGCGCACTATTGCTAAGCAGAAGAAGTGCCCATGCAAGAAGAAGAAAGCAAAGGCTAAGAAGACCGAGAAGGTTCTCCTGAATGAGTAAGAAGGTAACGGTCTTGACGGCCACCACCGGCCGTCCAGATCTCGCAGCGTGCATCAAGTCGGTGTCCGAGCAGACTTACGAGAACATTGAGCACATCATTATTATTGATGGCCCTGATGCGATGAACCGTCTTGGTTATCTTCCACATAATGACAAGAGATATTACTTAGAAATGCCTAAGTCCATCGGTAAGGACCGTTGGAACGGTCATCGTATCTATATGATGGGTACGGCCATGGCCGATGGTGACTATGTGTGCTTTTTAGATGACGACAACTTCTTCGACCCAGAGCACGTGGAGTCACTAGTCAAGGTTATTGAGAAGGAATGGAGAGACTGGTCCTATTCATTCCGTAAACTCCATGATGCTAACGGTAACTCGTTGGGACAGGATGATTGTGAGAGTCTTGGGAAGTGGCCCAGCGTCTGTGGGCCTACTGATTACTTCGTGGATGTCAATTGCTTCATGCTGCCGATCAAGATGGCAGTGCATCTCCTTCCGACTTGGTATCGCAAGTTTCGCGAACCGGGTCAGATGGAAATCGACCGTGCACTGACGTACGAGTTGCGCCGCAATTGGCAGAACTACGACAGCAACTATAGGTATACAGTGAACTACAAGGTTGCCGGTGGCCCATTGTCAGTTCAGCCTTCATTCTTTGAGCAGGGTAATAAGGCCATGCTCCAACGTTACAATGGAAAACTCCCATGGCACAAGTAAGAGAACTTCTGTTCGGAACACATGATCCATACGCAGGGGTCGAAGCACTCCTCCCTTTCAACAAGTTCGGTTGGAATTCAGATGCACCAGAGTTCTACAAATACATCGAACGCATCAAGCCAAAATTGATCATTGAAGTCGGCACCTACTTCGGTGGCTCAGCCCGACACATGGCGACACTAGCCAAGGACTTCAATAAGGATGTGGAGATCGTCTGTATCGACACCTTCTTGGGATCAGTCGAACATTGGCACAACCATCAATACTTCAAACCAGATTTCTTCAAGGTTGGTAGACCACCAATCTACGAACAGTTCATCAGCAATGTGATCCATCTGGGTCTCCAGAAGACGATCACCCCATTCCCCATCGACTCAATCAATGGTGGCTTGACACTTCAGCGCTATGATGTGCAGGCTGACATGATATACATCGATGGCGGGCACGAATATGAAAGCATCACTACAGACTTGCGTGTCTTCAGAAAATTAGTGCGTCCCGGTGGAATTTTGATTCTTGACGACAGTCATTATGGACCTATTCAACAGGCCGCACGTGAACAGTTGATTGGTGGTACGATCACTACCGAAGGAACTAAGATCATATGGACAAGATAAACGCTGGCATCTTCACATTCTTTATGTCCAACATCGATATGAAGACAGTGGACTATAATAGACGAGTGGTTGAGAAGTTCAACCCCGAGAAGTACCCTCACCATCATATCCAGACACCACTGAACCATGGCGCGTCCATGGATCTCGTTTGGAAGTGTAATGGTGCCGACGTAGCCACCTTCCGTGGTCAACAGGTCCCCTACAAGTGGGACTATGAAGTGGTCGTCTTCTTGGATGTGGATTGCCTACCCCTCAACGAGTATGCCTTAGACCATGCCATCTATTTGGCCGGTGTTGAGCAGAAACTGGTTGGTAACATTCAGCGTTCCAACCACATCCAGAACAACCAGCACGTCTTTGCAGCCCCTAGCCTCTGCGCCGTGTCCAAGGACACCTATGTCGTGATGGGCGCACCTAGCGCAATACCGACAGCCAGAGGCGACGTTGGAGAGGAGTACACCTACGCGGCTGAGAAGAACAAGGTCAACCTACATTTCTTCATGCCAACGAAATTTGATGAAGCCCCAGCCGAGTGCCCATCTTGGGCACTGAAGGACGGTATGCCCGTCTACGGTCGCGGCACTACCTTCAGTGATTTCATGGATGGTCCCGGTCAGGAGGATTACTTCTGGCACCAGTTCCAGTCTTTCCATGCCGGTCAGCAAGAGAAGTTCCACGCCAAGTGCGAGCAGATCCTTGCCATTCCATAGGATTACATTGTAAAATAGACATATGGCAAATAGATCAGATAGTAATTCAGTCCTTCCGCGTCGTTACAAGCGCTTGATTGCGCTTGCCACGGATCTCACCACAGAGGCCCGTCGCCGTGAAGTTCGCATGCTTTTCGTAAAAGCCAATGCACACGCTCAAGGTGTACGCAAGGCCATGTTGACCCAGAAGGGTCCAGTGGACAGAGAGCCTAGAGAACAACCAGTCTCCGATAGTCCCGCTACCTAAGATGCGTTCCTATGGGAACGCACGCTAACCATGACAACCTTCTATACCTCCATAGAGACATCAGGTAATAAGATCCTTTTCAGAGGAGTTGAAAATGGCAAGCGTGTCAAGCGAACTATCCCATATTGTCCTTCCCTCTTTGTTAGAACACAGAAGGACACTCCCTACCGAACTATACACAACGAACCTCTTGAAGAGATCACATTCAAGAACATATGGGATGCCCGCGCCTTCATCAAACAGTATAAGGATGTCGGCAACTACAAGATCTACGGAAATACCAACTTCGTATATTCCTTCATTGCAGATCACTTTGGCGATGGAGTGGAATATGACTTTTCCAAAGTCCTTGTCGGATACATTGACATCGAAGTTGGCTCAGAGAATGGATTCCCTAAACCAGAAGACGCTCTTGAGCCTGTCACAGCCATCACCATTCAACTCAGAGACAAGTTCTTCGTCTTTGGGTGCGGAGAGTTTTCAATACCGCAGGCACAGGATGGTCAGCCACGCAAAGACATCCAATACTTCAACTGCGCCGATGAAGCCGAGTTACTAGACGCATTCCTTGCTCTTTGGCAGAAATATACTCCCGATGTCATCTCTGGATGGAGTATAGAGAAGTTCGATATTCCCTATCTCGTCAATCGCCTCAAGCGCCTCTATCCTGACGAAATCAAATATACCAAATTGTCACCATGGGGGACAGAGATCGGTGAATATGCGGTCAAGGAACGCATAGTCTATTCCATCAATCGCCAACATCAGGTATATGATCTACTTGGCGTCGCCTGCCTTGATTACTTCGATCTCTACAAGAAGTACGCTCCCCACCCAAACCAAGAATCCCACAAACTGGGTGACATTGCCTATATCGAGATCAAAGAAGGCAAGATCAACTACGATGAGTATGGCAATCTCCATACTCTCTACAAGCGCGATTTCCAGAAGTTCATGGAGTACAATATCCAAGACACGGCGCTGGTCAAGAAGATCAACGACAAGATGCGTCTGATCGAACTGGCTATGACCATGGCCTACGACAACCGCGTCAATTATCAGGACGTGTTCTCTCAGGTGCGCATGTGGGATTCGATCATCTATACCCATCTGCGCAAACAGAACATCATCATTCCACCAAAGACCACCACGATCAAGAAGATCCAGTTCGCAGGCGGCTATGTCAAGGAACCAGAACCCGGCCTATATGGCTGGGGCGAGTCATTCGACTTGGACGGTCTATATCCTCACCTGATCATGCAATACAACCTCTCACCAGAGACACTGGTCGAAGAGGATGATCTACCTCAGGAAGTGTTGGACTGGTTTACCGCCAATCGTCACAACATCTCAGTTAATGGATTCTTGGAAGGTAAGGTTGATACGACCATCCTCAAGAAGTACCAGATGACGATGACGCCAAACGGTGTCTTCTTCAGCACCAAGGTTCAAGGTTTCTTACCCAAGTTGATGGAATCCTACTACGAGGATCGCAAGAAGTACAAGAAAGAGATGTTGAAGTACGAGAAACTTCTAGAGTCTGACAAGGAGAACAAGGAGTATCGCGATCTAAGGACCAAGAACTCAAACTTCCAGTCGGCCAAGAAGATCACGCTGAACTCTGCATACGGTGCCATCGGCAACGAGTGGTTTAGGTTCTTCGACGTACGCATTGCTGAAGCCGTTACTCTCTCTGGTCAGTTGTCTGCCCGTTGGATCGGCAACAAGTTGAATGCGTACATGAATAGGCTTCTGAAAACACAGAACGAAGATTACGTTATCGCCTCAGACACCGACTCCGTGTACCTGACGATGGAAGCGCTCGTCAAGGTGGTGGCAGCCGACAAGGATGTGCTCACAACATCTGACATGATAGACAAGTTCGTGGAAGCCAAGATCTCACCATATATCGCCAAGTGTTATGAGGAATTGGCAGTCATTACGAATGCCTACCAGCAGAAGATGAGCATGAAGCGCGAGTCTATTTTCAATCGCGCCATCTGGACAGGTAAGAAGCGCTACTTCCTTAACATCACGAACGGTGAAGGTGGAGTAGTCTATGATCCACCAAAGATCAAGATCAAGGGTCTGGAAGCCATCAAGTCTTCGACACCAACCGTGTGCCGCGCCGCTCTCAAGGAATGCTTTGAGATCATCATGAACAAGGATCAACCAACCCTGCGCAAGTTTGTGAAGGAGTTCGAGACCAAGTTCATGACCATGACACTCCAAGAGGTGTCAACACCAAAGTCGTGTAACGACCTGACTGGCTGGGCTAACAAGCCAGTCTTCACTCAGATCGAAGTCATGGGTTCTGGTGTTGGTTTGGCGAAGTCGTGTCCGTTTCATGTTCGTGGTGCCATCGTTTATAACAATGCCATTGAAACAATGGGTCTGACGAAGCAGTACCAGACTATTAAAGACGGTGAGAAGATCAAGATGATGCCTCTCATCGAACCTAACCCAGTGCAATCTAACCTCATCTCATTCCCGGCTATTCTGCCCGATGAACTTGACTTAAAGCAGTATTTGGACTATGATACTCAGTTCAATAAAGCGTTCATTAAGCCACTAATGAGTGTCCTAGACGCAATTGGATGGTCGCTAGAAGAAGAATCAAACTTAGACGCTTTGTGGGGATAACCATGTCAATATTCGACAACATGATCAAGATCGCTGGTAACAAACACGCCAGTAAGGTTTCAGAAGGCAACGTAGCCGATGTGGAGAGATTCTTCGACACCGGTTCATATGCTCTCAACGCACTCACCTCAGGTTCTATCTACGGTGGAATTCCAGCCAACAAGACTCTGGTCTTCGCTGGTGAATCTGCCACGGGTAAGACATTCTTCGCATTGAACATCGTCAAACAGTTCCTTGAGGACAACAAAGACGGTTTCGTATTCTACTTCGACTCAGAGTCAGCAGTTACCACCGAGATGCTTTCAAGCAGAGGTGTTGACACAGAGAGAGTCGCAATATTTCCGGTCGTTACCATTCAGGAGTTTCGCTCACAGGCAGTCCGCATGTTAGACACCTACATTGCGGATGCAGAGGCAGACCCAAAGAAAGTAAAGCCTATCCTGTTCGTACTGGATTCACTTGGTGCACTTTCAACCACCAAAGAAATCTCAGACATTGCTGAAGGTAACGAGACCCGCGATATGACACGTGCTCAACTTGTTCGTGGCATGTTTCGAGTTCTGGACCTTAAGTTGGGCGTAGCAAAGGTCCCCCTTGTCATCACTAACCACACCTATCAGGTTGTCGGATCTTACATCCCAACCCGCGTACAGTCCGGTGGTGAGGGTACAGCCTACGGTGCTGACAACATCATCTTCCTGAAGAAGTCTAAGGATCGTGATAAGGAGACCAAGCAGGTCACTGGTGTATTCATCACCTGTACCAATCAGAAGTCACGCCTGACGGTAGAGAACAAGGCCGTCGAAGTGGTGTTGGATTACCAGCAAGGCTTACAGCGCTTCTCTGGTCTTCTTGAGATCGCTCTCAAGCATGATCTCATCAAACAGGAAGGTAAATTCTGGGTTGGTCCCGGTGGTATCAAGGCATACAAGAAGGATCTTGAGTCCGAACCCGAGAAGTATTTCAACAACAAAGAGTTCTTGGACGCAATAGACAAAGCCTGCACAGTGGAGTTCACGTATGGATCTACTAAAGCGAGTTAAGGAATTCTTCGGGTTCATTGAATACAAGATCAATGAGCACTACATCCCAGCGGTGAAGTTTCAAGAACAACACTTCCTCCCTGTTACCATTATCAAAGGCCCATACAAGGGTCTGACGTTCTCATTTGAGAACGTTCAGTGGAACAAACTGATAGCATCTCTTGCTGTGAATGATGGCGATGCTGTTCCCTCATCCGAACGAATGGTTGCTACCTACGACATTAAATTCATTGTCAAGGGTCTACGTAACGCAGCCCTCACCTATAAGAAATTCAAATGGACCGCAGATGACATTTGGACAGACTACGCAGCCTTCATAGCAGACAATCATAACAAACTAAAACAACAAGTACTAACAGACAAGACAGAAGAGTATCCAGATGAAGAGTATAGAACAGACGATATTGAAGAATTTGCTGCTCCAAGAGGCTTACGCTCGAAAGGCCCTGCCCTTCCTACTCAACGAGTACGTGCAAGACAAAAGCGAACGTCTGCTATTGGAAGAGATAAGGGACTACATTCAAAAGTACAACCAACTTCCGTCAAAGACAGCGATTGAACTGAACCTCCAAAAGAGGAAGAATCTAAACGAAGAAGATTTTAAGGCGGCTGTTGATACTCTAACGACGCTGGGGTCTGAAATCGATGATTTCCAGTGGATCTATGAAGAGACCGAGAAGTGGTGTAAACAACAGGCACTCCATAATGCCATCAAGACAAGCATCGAGATTCTTGGCGATGAGAAACATCCTCAAGGCAGGGGTGCTATACCTAAGATTGTCGCTGACGCTCTTGCTGTTAGTTTCAGCACTTCCATTGGCCATGATTATCTTGAAGATAGCGACGCTCGTCATGCGTTCTATCACCGCACTGAATACCGCATTCCGTTCGATCTCAAAGACTTTAACAAGGTCACGAAGGGTGGTCTAGCCCGCAAGACACTTACAGTGTTCATGGCTGGCACCAATGTGGGCAAGTCTCTCTTTCTGTGTCATGTGGCTGGTAACGCCATGACCCGTGGTCACAATGTCCTCTACATCACGATGGAGATGTCACGCGAGAACATTGCCAAGCGCATCGATGCCAATCTCCTAGATGTGGCAGTCAATGAACTTGAGGAGATCAGCAAGGAGAAGTATGACGACAAGATGGCGAAGTTGAAATCCAAGGTCAAGGGTAAATTGATCGTGGAAGAATACTCACCGACATCAGCCAGCGTCCTGAATTTCAAACATCTTCTGAATGAACTGAAGCTGAAGCGCAAGTTTGTCCCAGACATGATCTGTATCGATTACATCAATATGGCTGTCAGTTCCCGTGCCAAACAGTGGAAGGACATGAACAGTTACCAGAACGTCAAGATGATCGCTGAAGAGTTTCGTGCCCTCGCTGTTGATAACGACATTCCTGTCGTCACCGCGACGCAGTTGAATCGTAAGGGATACTCATCGAGTGATCCGGGGCTGGAAGACACTTCCGAGTCGTTCGGTCTGCCTATGACGGCAGATCTGATGTTTATTGCTGTGGTACCAGAGAATGACATACATCATCTTCTGATCACACAGGCGAAGAACCGTGACAATGATTCGACCATCGGTAAGACGTTCATGGTAGGTATCGACCGCCCCAAGATGCGCCTATCCGATATAGATGACACAGGACAACCAACAAGCAATCCAACCGATCCAAAGGAACTATACAGACAAGTAGGTAACAGCAGACCAAGCATGTCATCGCAAGTCGGAAAGCCAATGAGACCGGGCACCCTTGAAGAGCAGGATCTTCAGGAAGTCATGGGAACCATCACCAAACTTCATGAGGAAAAGGCACGTCCAGCGTGGATGGATGATTTCGTGAAAGCCACCCTAGAGACCAATGCGTAATCTTAAGATTGCACAAAAGAAACTTGACAAGATAGCCGCCGAAATAGGTAACGGTAAGATTCGCTCTCGCACCCTGATTAGGAAGTTGAACAAGGAGTTCAAATCACTCAAGGTTAGATTCTCGACAAGACACGATCCGAAGATGTACAAGAGTATTACGTGTGAAGGATTATATAACGGAAGAGTGAAAGATCAATACGATGCCATCTACAGCATCATCATTATTAAGGATACGAAAGAGGTGTGGATCAAACCAAGAAGACATGCTTTCTTCATGGAGATGTATCTCATCCTCGCACACGAATTCAGACATGGATATCAGGATCGTCGCAGAAAGTATCGAGTAAACATCAGAGAGAAAGCCACATTTCACCATTTCAACAAGTACGTTAGAGACGATGTTAGGTATTTGATCGATTATGATGAGGTAGATGCATACGCATTTGAGACAGCAGAAGAATTACGTTTGAATGGATTGTCAATTTCCGACTTGCAAACAACATCAGTTTACCGTACAATGTATGGAAAGAAGATCAAGAAGTACGCCCACAAACACTACAAAAGGTGGGTTCGTAAAGTCTTCAACCATATAAATAAGAAGACTATCAAGAGGACATCATAGAATGAATCAGAAGCAACCTAGAATCATCACGATAGACATTGAAACTTCACCTCTTGAATCCTACACATGGGGCATCTGGGAACAGAACGTCAGTGTTGACCAGATCAAGACCGAATGGACAATCCTCTCATACGCAGTCAAAACCCTTGGTGATCCGAAGATAAGATACAAGGACACTGGTGGTCGAGGTGTTAAGAAAGTTCGTGATGATAAGTCATTGTTGTTGGACATCCACAAGGAACTTGACGATGCTGATATCGTAATCGCCCAAAACGGCAGAGCCTTCGATACTAAGAAAGTCAACGCTCGTATGGTAATGCATGGAATCAAGCCATACTCCCCAGTCCGTGTCATTGACACCCTTGAAGTTGCTAAGAAGCATTTCCGATTCACCAGCAACAAACTCCAGTGGTTATCAAAGCATCTCACCGACCAACCGAAAGATGACCACAAGGAATTCCCCGGCATGGAACTCTGGATCGAATGCTTAAATGACAATCCACGCGCATGGAAGGTCATGAAGAAGTACAACGAACAGGACGTTCTGTCTGCTGAATTAGTCTATCTGCGTATGCGTCCGTGGATTGCTCAACATCCAAATCTTAGTGTGTTCAGTGAAGGTGGTGCTACGAAATGTCCAAAATGTGACAGCACCCATGTGCAGAAGCGTGGCTATGAAGTCACACAAGCCAGCCGTTATCAGAGATTCCAATGTATGGATTGCAGCGGTTGGAGTCGTGGTAAGGCTCTTCTAACACCAGCACGTGAGCGCAAGTCTCTTCTAGTTTCAGTTTAATCGAAGGTTTCGTTATGACTATATTAGTAACCGGTGGTTTTGGTTTCATAGGTTCAAACTTCGTCCTTCGTCATCTGGAGAAGTTTCCAGACGAGAACGTCGTCGTTCTGGACAAGATGACATACGCAGCCAATCCTCAGAATCTGGCTCAAGCAGACATGTCCCGTCTGGCGGTATTCCGTGGCGACATCAACAATGAAGAGTTGGTGGCCAATATACTGTCCGCTCATAATCCAAGAGCAATCATTAACTTCGCTGCGGAGTCACACGTTGACCGTTCTATCAGTGGTCCTTTACCTTTTGTGCAGACAAATATTAACGGTCTTGCCAACCTTCTTGAGTTGGCTCGTCAATACAATTCGTACAGGGCGTCTATTCAACAGAGTTTTCGCTTCATTCAAGTCAGCACTGATGAAGTTTATGGGTCGTTAAGCGCCACTGCCCTTCCTAGTAAGGAAGGCGACGCCTACGCACCACGCTCACCATATGCAGCATCAAAGGCCGCTGGTGATCATCTCTGTATGGCATATCACACAACGTTTGGTCTACCAGTGATTGTCACCAACAGTGGTAACAACTACGGTCCTCGCCAACATTCAGAGAAGTTCATTCCTACTGCCATTAAGGCTCTTCTGGCCGGTAATCTGATTCCAGTTTATGGAAATGGTCAGAATGTGCGTGAGTGGATTCATGTGGACGATCACTGTGATGCTATCGAAATAGTGTTGGAACGCGGCAGCGTAGGTCAACAGTACAACATTGGAAGTATATTCAGTTCTACCAATACCGAAATCGCACGCCTCATAGCAATGTACATGGGTGATGGATCGGGAAACTGGAACGACAAGATTGAATTCGTTGCTGATCGTCCCGGTCACGATTTTCGCTACGCTCTTGATTGCACCAAGATTCAGAAGGAACTTGGTTGGCAGTGGAGCACAACTTTAGATTATGGACTTCAGAAGACTATACAATGGTACAAAGATCAACGCTTGGTGTAATTCTATCAGCAGGTAAGTCATCACGACTCTATCCAGCAACGCTTGCTACAACCAAGCAGTTACTGCCTGTCTACGATAAACCTCTCATCTATTATCCTCTGACGACCCTCATGCTCGCGGGTGTGCAGGATGTGCTTGTCATCACTAGTCGCGATGAACAAACCATCTTCCAGCGTCTACTTGGCACCGGTTCAGAACTGGGAATGCACTTCGACTACATCATCCAAGACAAACCAGAGGGCATTGCTCAATCACTGACGCTCGCCAACGATTACCTTGCGGCCTTCGCTGACGCAGGTCCACTTGGTGATGGATTTGACAATAGTAAGTATAACAGTGTATTCTTGATCCTTGGTGATAACCTGTTCTATGGTTCTGGTCTCAGTGGAACTTTCGGTAGCGCAGTATCTAATTGCGTCAATCACCAGAGAGCACAAACCTTCTTCCAGAAGGTGAAAGATCCTTCTCGCTTCGGTGTAGGTGAGTTCGGCCCAGCCGGTGACTTGATCGGCATCGAAGAGAAGCCTCAGCACCCAAAGAGTGAGTTCGCGTGTGTAGGTGCATACCTCTACCCAATGAACACACCAAATGATGGACTGACCTACGCAGGTAAGTTGAATCCTTCGGCCCGTGGTGAACTTGAAATCACCGATCTCAATCAGGTGTATATCAAGGAAGGGAAGATGAACGGCTACATTCTACCACGCGGAACCTCATGGTTTGACTGTGGTACCTATGACAGCCTGTTGGAAGCCGCTCAGTACGTCAAGGCGGTTCAAGAACACCAAGGCTACTTGGTCGGCTCACCTCATGAGATCGCATTCAATAGAGGTTGGATCGATGTTGATGGTGTCCGTGCCTTCATGGACAAGACTGGTGGCAGAACCAAGAATGCCTATAATGAATATCTCTATAACATGGTGACAAGTGGAAGAAGCCCAACGCAGTGAAATGATAAAGGCTCTTGCGGCAGATCTGCCCAAGTATGCCTATAATGCACGTGACTTCATTCCGGGTAAGACACCAGTTCTCTATTCAG